CACCTGCGTGTGTAATCTGGACACCATCCGTTTCTGTACCGTTATTGGTACCACCAATTACGATACCGGAAAGTGAAGTAGCCGAGTCCCTGAAACCCTTCACATAACCACCGTAATTATCAGTGGTATGAAGAAGAATTCCAGACTTTTTAGTGAATGTACCCGAACTCGGGTGAGGGCTCTCAAGTTTTAGGAGTGTTTGGTCGGTTGTGTTTGCGTTATAAATATGTACATTGGCATCTACAGTTGATGTACCTATACCAAGTCTACCAAGTGTGTCGAAACGGGCGAATTCTGAATCCTGAGTAGAACTAACCTCATGGACAAACGTAAGTACGCGACGGGCACTCCCGTCTTTAAGACTTCTAATTGTGTTCACAGAATCACCTTCAGCAGGGTCAGTTGTCACGAATGCGAAACCAGTCAAGCGGAACGCACCACCACCAGCGAATGAGACATCACCATTTACAACTAATCTAGCACCGGAAGGAGCATTTTCTGCATCTGTACGCGTTCCACCAATAACTACTATACCGGTTGTACCGACATCTGTGATCATCATCGCTGGTACCTTGGCGTCCATATCTGCAAGAATTTGACCCGTACCATAGAATGTTTCACCAGAGGATGTGTACGTTTGGAACACATGTTGCGCAGCAATGTGTCGAATCCTGTCAGGACCAGGGTCTACAGTTGCACTATCATTACCCTTGAATATCACAAGTTCATTCTGGGTGTCAGCCGCACCATAACGCCTTTCTATAATCATCGTGTTACCAAACTCGTCACCAGCGAGACCAGTAAAAGAAAGTTGATGACCTACGACTACATTACCAGACACATCTAGTGCACCTCGGGGTGCATCTGTATTTATACCAACATTACCAGTTGAACCAGATATGTATACACCTACGGTCGATGGGTCTTTGTTATTTTCTACATTTTGTGTAATTCTAAAATCTGAGTCAGTTCCGGTTACACCGGTAGACCAACCCCTAGGGTTATTTCCTGCGTTCGTTTGAATATAAGAGGTGAATACATTCCCCGAGAGTATACGAGTTTTTGCCGCTAAGATAGCATCACCCGAATTTCCATCGAAATTGTGTACCAATACACCATTTGTTAGGGGATTGGCTGCACCCGTGGCGTGTATTTCTAAATGAGCGGTTGGAGCTGCAGTACCTACACCAACACGACCATCACTTGTAAGTGAAAGCACGTCAACCTCAGTCTCATAATTTGTACTCGCTAAACACAAATTAAGCTGTGTGTGGGCTGTACCACTTGAAACCGCGGTATGTTTACCCATTTTGAAACATGCTCGTACACCATCACTACTCGCGGTTCCACCTTCTCTACAAAGTTCCAAAACATTCTTAAAATCAGTGGTGTTGGTGATAGCCGTAGAATTAGAAACAACGAGTGGAGTTCCAAGATGTTCATAGGTTCCATTGTTGGTGATTTCGTTATTGATAAACACTGTACCACCAGACGTGTGCAACCGCCCCTTTGGTGTAGCCGTACCGATACCAACATTACTCGATTCCAAAATGGTCAACTTTGGTGCCCCCATTGTAGCAGTTTTACTCGCGTAAAAATTCAGACCCTTACCCTCAGCGACGATATTCTCAATCTTGTTCTCTCCCGCCAAATACGATGAATACATACGAGCACTTGTTTGACCTGCCGTACCCCATGTATTACCATATATAAAACCAGTATCCTTGATTGTATGAACATTCCCCTCTACTGTCAATTTCTCATCCGGGAATGTATTTGAAATACCAACATACCCATTAGATTGTATTCGCATTCTCTCAGTGTTTTTAGTACTGAATCGTATATTTTGATGTGTATTTGAGAGACTAGCCCCTATTATTTCAATAGAGCTTACATTAGACGCAGTTGGACCGGATTTAAGTGTGAGTGAATTGGATGTAGTATTACCACCGTATCTGTCTGCGTGTATCGTAACGTCGGTGTGTGTATAAATCATTCCCGTAAGAAGATTTGTTGTAGATACATTTCCTAAGATTGTGAGTGTGTTTGCACCAGTCAAATTCGCAAATATTTTCGAACCAATTGAGAGAGTATCTGTTGGTGCAACATTGGCAATACCTGAATTTGTGTAACCAGTCGTCGTAATTGCATTTGATTTAATTTTTTGATTGAAAAGAATTGGTACAGTAGTACTTGGATTTAGGTCTAAAAGATTTCCAATTCTTATACCACCCGCAACTACATTACCTGTCACTGCAACGTTTCCAGAAGATACAAACACATTTGGTCCTGTATCATCAAAGTATACATTTGAACCCACTGATAATGTAAATTTAGTGGATGTATTTGATACACCAACATTACCTTCGGTGTAAAACTGTCCATACACATGAATATTTACGGTGTTTGCTTCATCTACGATTATTTTAGTGTCAAGTGGTTTCATGAAAGTTCTTGCAAATAAAAATTCGTTATTCGAAAACTGATAACCAATCACTAAATTTGCTTCGGAACCATCTCTTTCTTCAGTCATGAGAAGGGCGTTGTCTTTGTCTTTATTTGTATTTGTGTTTGCAAATTGAACGACGTTATTTTGAACAACTAAATTTAGAATAGTTTGATATGTAGCAACCTCAGAAACAAAAACATTACCCTGTACATGAAGATTACCATTTACTCGTAAATTTCCATTGTCTACGGTCACATTAGAACCAGTAAACAGAGCTACATTTGAACTGTTAACTGCACCCGTGCCGACATGAAGGTATTCACCAACTGAAATATTTGAAGAAAAGGTGTTTCCCACCACCTTCAATACATTTGAACCCACTCTATCAATGATGAGTGTGTCGTCAACATTTATAATGTTCGAGACCAGAACATTCGTAGCTGAAACGTTACCTTTCGCGGTAACTAAATGTGTACTCGCTCTATTAATAACAAATTCAGCATTTGGTCCAACCTGAAATTCATTTGTGGCACCCGGTGCTGCAATACCAATTTTATCGTTCACATAAAGACGTTCGGTACGAATACCCTTGGTAACGTCAAGAACGATATTCGTTCCTGTATCCTCTACAAAAATATTTGAACCAATTGAAATCTGCTTGGTTGGGTTGGTATTAGAAATAGCTATTTTGTCTGCTGTAATAACTTCAACATCGATCTCTTTCGTAATAATACTTTTTACAGTAGTGAGAACATCTTGCTCTACTGGGTCTGCGTCTAGACTGGTTACGAAAACCTGATCGAAACGAGCTGTCCTACCCATTTATACTCTAATTGCCGAATAAAATTCCAGCTAAACCATCTTTGATTCTCAGAACATTATAGTTTACTGCGAATATACTTAACTCCTGATTACTTGGTCTAAGATTACCCTTCTCCACACCCCTTAATATAAGCTTAGCGTTATCGATACGACTAAAGTTGCATGTACCCGAGGGATTGTAGTCCGATGCATCTAGACAGAAGTGATACACAAAGTACCTTGTGTTGAAAAGCACATTGGTTTCACTCACAAAATCATTCATACCGTACGATGATTTGTAATAGTTTTGTACTGTGTGAAAATAATTTGGAGACATCTTTTCGAGAATTGGGGTTCCATTGATTTGTATATCACCATTTAGAAATGTAAAACGGTCATTTGCAAAATCATCACTTAATGCACCAAAACCAAAAAAAATAGATTTAACAGGATGATTAAACGATGAAATATCAAATGTATTCTCACCACCTCCTGTAGAGTTATCAGTCACAGTGTCCATTGGAAGAACTATTTGTTGTGTTTGTGTGATGACAAAGTCTAGACTTCGACCCACAAGTGATTCTCTTTCTTCTTTATCTAGGTAAATATAGTTACCGTATACATTAATTCGTTTTTTTGCAGCTGTAAGATTTAGATCTGAATCATTATAATAGGTATCATCGAAATTGATCTTGATTTCAACTTGATGATTCTGTAAAGCTACAAGGGGTAAAAACGCCTTATGATCACAAAAGAAGAAGTGAAGTGGGAGAAAGGAGGGATTTGATTTTGATACTTTATTATTCAACTCTTGTGTTTTTGTATATGTGTCAGACATATAATTGTGCCATATGTCGGAGTAATAATCAAAATGTTGAGAATCTATTTTTTGACCCCCTATATAAAGCTCAATAGTGGAATTGTAAAAAAGATTGGAAGACATGTTTACATCATCGACACCAACTTTCTCAAACCAAATACCATTTATTACATCACCTAAAACTGGAATGATAATCGAATTATCTGTATTAGTCACGGATTTAATCAATTTTGGAGCCTGAGAAAAGTTTGTGTGTCTCGCGAACTTCGTACGAAAAAAGGAATGACCCTCTTCACTGGTAAGGTATATGTCTTGTACACCTTTAGATACCAATTGTATTAATGCACCAGACATTTAATAGATGTTCAGATTATAAAAACAAACACTTTCCCTGAGGAAAGACACTCTTAGGTTCTTCCACGTTTTTACCGTGTATATTAAAACCACCTTGACGGTACACCTTCACCCGCTTATAATACATAGCGGTGAAGACTGACCATGGGTCATGAACATCATAAATATGGGGATTGTTCTTCTTCCCCTTTGTTTCTCTCATGATTCGACCAATACTCTGTATGATATTAGACTTGGGGGAAGCTAAAATAACCGTGTCTAGGGTTGGAATATCCAAACCTTCATGGGCTTGACTGAATGTAGCGAAAATAATCTTCTTCTTTGAGGATTCTTGGAGTTGCGCTTCTTTCATACCCCCCATGTATAGACCAGACGTTTTGGGAAAACATTGATGAAGAAATTCACAATGAAGACGGCGGTCACTGAGTACTAGCAGTTGTCGGGTACCTGCTGAGGCTTTTTTAACTAATTCCACCAACATGATGTTTCTGCTCCTGTCCTCGACGAGTTCTGTAATCATATTGGGCATTGAAATCTTACCATTTCGCATAGATGGGGGTGGATTTCTATAGTTTGGAGATTCAAAGATGACTGGAAACACTTCAACCTGTTCCTGATTTTTTCGTTCAACTGCAAAAAAGGTGGGACCCATAAACCAATGAAGAACCTTTGTGAGACCATCTTTCCTCTCTGGTGTTGCTGAAAGGCCATAAATATGTCGTGGACACATTTTGAAGAGGGACTGACTAAACACTTTAGCACAAATGTGATGGGCTTCATCTACAATGAGAGTCCCAACACTCTCAAAATCTGAGAAACTATACTCCTTGAGGGACAAAGACTGAAGCATGGCAATAACAAAATCACAATCAACTTCCTTTTTATTCTGTT